TGAGATCCTTGATTCTTAAAATAGTTTTTATATGACACATTAGTTCTGCCACCTAATCTAGTACCAAATAATTGAAAGGTTTCATCATCATCTAGTTCATATAAATTTTTATAGGTATTATCTAGTACATCAACAATATTATCTATTGAAAACTCTACACCTTTTCCATCTTTGTCTTTTAACTTCCCTGCAAATAATAATGCTTTGGTAAATGGTACAAACTCTTGATAAAATTGATCGTCTATTTCTGTTTTAGAAAGTATTGCTAAAGGTACATCAGATGGCTTAGTCGCTTTTAAATCAAACTGTAAATTATATGTCATCATTAATTTATCAGCCTGATCTGAACTCTCTGGTGACATATTAGCTATTTCAAATGCAGGTAATAAATAATCTTCACCACCTACATCTGTTATCTTTTTAATAATAGCAAATCTTTTTTCTATATCATTATATCCACTTGGGTATCTACTTGACACAAACCCTGATACATCTTGTCTTTTAGATATATTATTCCAAGTATTAAGTAACTTAAATGCCACTCTTTTCTTCTCATCTGTAGGTAGATTTTCAAATATTGACATAACATTTTTGTTACTAAATGCTTCAAATAAACTCTGTGGTAGTATTGTTGACTTTCTTAAATCTACTAAAACTGCTTCATATTTATCTTGTGGCAACATCATAAAAGATCTTATATCTAATGGACCATGATCGTTTTGCAAACCTAATTGATATTCTTCTCTACTAGGTTTACTATTAGTGTGATAACCAGTTGATTTCATTTTAGCTGATGCAAACTTACCTTTAGCTATATTTTCAACATCACTACTAGCTTTTGAAGCATCTCCTGCTTGGTTACTTAATATACCACTTATTGTTTGAAAATCAGAATATGTATATTTAAATCTATCTTTTAATGATGAAACAGTAATTAAATCTGATTCTGAAATAGGATTATCTGTAAGAGCAAGATAAGCTTTTGCTTCAGGTGTTATCGTTTCACCTTGAAATGCAAGTTCTAAAAACTTGATTGCTTTAGCATCTTGTGGATTTTTATCAATGATAGATTGCAACACACCTAATGATGAGTTTATCCTCATCTTTCTTTTTAGCTCTAATATAGCAGGTGCATTTAATCCACCCTCTCTACCTTTCAAACTATTTATTTGATCTAGTATTTCTTTCTCAGCTTCTTTAATATCATCATTTAGATCAGACCTTAGTTCACCTGCATCTACTCCTGACATAGAAATACTACTTGCGTTATAATACAAACCATTTAATTCTTTAATATTTTCATCAATAATTATCTTCTGATTTTCATTTGCTATTCTATTTTCTTGTCCTATCTTATCATTTAAAATTTTATTAGAATGTAGGACTGCTTGATTTTGTACCTTTGATAAAAATGCAGGTATAAAATCTGCCATATTATTTTCTCTAAAAGATTCAATATGACCTTTGATATATTCATTAGCCGCTGTATCAAAGCCATCTTTATCAAATTTATTATCGCTTGTGTATTCTGCATGAAGTTCACCAAATTTTGCTTTTGATTTTATAAGAATTTCATTTGCATATCTATTTCTTAATATTTCATCAAACTTAGCTTGACCTACTGCTGTTACTTTTGGTCTTTCAAATTTAAGATTATTATTACTATCTCTTATTGCTAATGTATTAGCTTTCTTGACATCACCTTCTATAGCTTCTTTTTCTGCTTCTCTCCAAAATATCTTTTGCATTGAGTTACCAAATTCAGCTACAGACAAACCTAACTGTCTTGCACCAGTATCTGCGGCAACTACACCAACTGGTTTATTAACAAAAGATGTTCTTTTAGATCTTATAAACTCTACCATTATGTGACCCTACTTGCTTGATAAGCACCTGATACTAAAGTACCAAAGGCTTTCAATCTATATGCTTTACTTAAATTACTTGCTTTTAGTTTTGTCATTTCTCTTTGTTGTGCCAACTTAGATACTTCAGCAAGAGATTGATAGTTTGCTCTTTGTATTGCTTCTATATTATCTTTATCTGCTCTTTTCCTTATTGCTTTCAAAGATCTATCAGATCCCATATCTCTACCTAACACACCACTTATTGAAGCATTAGTATTCTTAAAAGACTCTAAGTTTTGCATAATAGAATTATGTTCTTGTAATGCTTGTAACTTTCTTATCTTAGCTTGTTCTTGAATATTACGAGCAGTTAAAGCACCTTCCATTTTTGCTGCTCTAGCCGCTTGTTGATAGCCTCTAGCAGTTACAAGACTTGACCCTATTGCTAATGCTAATGTAAAACTCAAAATGCCACCTCTACTATCATTCCGTTAATCTGTAAATCCAAAGGAAAAGACTGTGATACTATGACTCTAGGATCACGACTATATCCTAATAACCTAAACTCTTCTTTACCAGTTACAGCAGATCTTTCCATAAAACCACCAGTTACAGTATCCGTTGTATTCCTTATAACCAAATCTCTACTTGTTGATGTTGTACTTGGTCCTTGCACACTAACAGCAAGTGTTGAATGTAAATCTAATATGACTTTAGGTATTTGTCTAGGCTCTCCAGTTAAAGGTCCACCTTGTATAGCCGCATCTATAGGTAAAGTTTTAAGAGTAGGAGTAAAAGCATATCCTATAAATGCTTGACTTAATCCACTCTTTACAGCACTGGCATCTATTTCACCACTTGCTACTGTAAACTCACCTAAAAAATCATTACCATTTGTAGCTTTAACTACTGCATTATTACTAAAGTGTGATGTCAAACTACCAAAGACACTGGCACTACCACTAAATGTATTACAAAAATCCATAGGCATATCATCTTGAAACTCTTCTAAAAATAATTTAGTTGTGCCTGAGCCATCATCTCTAGCACAGACTACAAATAATCTTTCATGTACTGCACAGATACTATGCCATAATCCTTGTGTATCCCACAAACTCCACCCTGCTTTTTGATCTCCTCTTACAGAATAAAATACAGCTATAGTGCCATCATTATTTATTAGAAAGGCATAAGACTCACTTCTATTCAATGCACCTTTAATAGATGTTTGCTGTACTGGATCTAGTATAAGATGTGGTGCAAGACCTGATACAGCCACAGATGTATATGCACTTTCTGCATCTGTAAATAAAAACTCTCTTAATGCACTACCAGTTTTCTGTATAAACAAAGTAGCACCATCAAATACTGTAGGCTTTACAAAGCTAGATCCAAAAGGTGTCTGCCTTCTAATCTGTGCATTAGCAGGTGTCACTGGTTTACCTTGAACAGTAGGAATAAACAATTCAGCACCAGTAGTAAATATCTGTAGATCTCTATTAGATACTAAATGTCTAATAGAAAATATCTCACCTACATTAGCAGTAAGATCTAAAGCATCATTATCTTCAGCATCACCTATGTCAAAGTTAAAAAACAAACCTGACTTACTACCCCATATACCATCAGGCTGTGCCAAAGTGCCACCAAACCAAAGTCTATTTTGATGAAATGTAACTGCGGCAGGATAGCCTCGAAGTGCAGAATAACTTTGCTCACTGAACTCAGTAGTAGCCGCACCAGTTACAATGCGAGGACTACCACCACCTATAGCACTAGATGTAGCAGTAGCACTACTACCTGCTGTAAATTCAAATGTGTTTTCATCAGGAACAGCAGTAATAGTTCTTGCACCATTTATATTACTATTAGCTATACCACCTACTGCACCTGATCTTTCAAAGGTAACTGATGCTCCAACAGCCAAACCATGCAAGGCTTTTGTTACTCTTATTGTGCCACTACCCTCAAAAGTTTTAATACTATCTATTTCGAGTTGCTGTCTTAATGTGCCACCTACAGTTGCAGTTACTTGTGTAGCACTTGTAAATCCAGTTATTCGGCATCTTGTTTCACCTATCAATAGATCAACACCTACATGACCAGATACAAAGTAATCTGCTGATGTAGTCAATGTCACACTTCCAGTAGTGCCA